GCTTCTAAGTTTGTTAATCTTCCTGCTGCAGATGCTGTAAATGCGTTTAATGCAGTTGTAGAAGTATTTGAACTTGTATATGAATTTAAAGCTGCAATTGATGTATCAACACTTGATGATTTAGTTTCTAAATTTGATAATCTAGAAGCTTGAGAACCACTATCAACCGATAATGCAGTCAATCTTGCATCAACTGATGTACTAAATGCCGTTACATTACCTATGCCAACGATAGAACCACTAATTACACCACTAGCATTAACAAAGATTGAAGAACCACCTGTTAAGTTTAATGATGAACTATTACCCAAATTCATATTTGAGTTATCAACTGCTACTGCTCCACCAAAGTTAGATGAACCACTTACATTAAATGAAGCACTTATAGTTTGAGTTCCGTAGAATGTATTTGAACCAGTTGTTGCGTATGAACCCGTTTTAGAACTTAAAGTGTCTAATTGAGTTTGTTGAGATGCAGATGATGTATTTAAAGCAGCTATTGAAGTATTTACACTTGCAGAAGTTGCTTCTAAGTTTGTTAATCTACCTAAATTAGAACCACTAACTACATTTAAAGCGTCAATGCTAATTTGTTGAGAAGCAGTTGAACTATTTAAAGCTGATATTGAATTATTTACACTTGCAGTATAAGTTGCTAAAGTTGAATTTTTAGTTTCTTGAGAAGAACTGAATGAGTTTAAGTTTGTTATTGAAACTCCAACACCAGAACCTACATTTGCAATTACTGCTGCGAATGATGCAGAAACCGAACCACTATATGTATCATATCCACTTATTCCTGTGAAAAGTATTTGTGCAGATTCCGTAACAACATTGTCACCACCTGCTCTTAATAATTTACTTTCAGCTCCTAATGCTCCTGCCTTCCAATAGTCGTTTGTAGAATCCCAAAGTAAAGAACCACTTACAGTATTTGGTGCAGTTGGGTCTTTAACTAATAAACCACCATTTGCAACACCTGTACCATTCAATTCAATGATGTTATCTCCTAATTGAATTGTAGTAGAGTTTACTGCGGTTGTTGTTCCTGCTACTGTTAAGTTACCTAGTACACTTAAATTACCATTTGCAGTTAAGTTTACACCACTTGCGGTTAATGCTTGAAGTAATGATGAAGTAAATGAATTTAAAGATGCAGATGAAACATTTAAAGCAGCTACTGAAGTATTTACACTTGCAGAAGTTGTTTCAATATTTGATAATCTTCCTAAATTTGAAGCACTTACAACATTTAATGCGTCAATGCTAGTTTGTTGAGAAGCTGATGAAGTATTTAAAGCAGATACTGAAGTATTAACACTTGCACTTGTACTTTCTAAATTAGTTAATCTTCCGTTTGCAGATGCAGTAAATGCATTTAAAGCGGTTGTTGAAGTGTTTGAACTTGTATAACTATTTAAAGCGTCAATACTAATTTGTTGAGAAGCTGATGAAGTATTTAAAGCTACAATTGAAGTATTTACACTTGCAGAAGTTGCTTCTAAATTACTTATTCTACCTATATTTGAACCACTTACGACATTTAAAGCATCAATACTAACTTGTTGAGATGCAGATGAAGTATTTAAAGCTGCAATTGAAGTATTTACACTTGCAGATGTACTTTCTATATTAGTTAATCTACCTAAAGTAGAACCACTAAATGTATTTAATAAACTTACTGAGTTACCAATTGTACCACTACCAATAGATTGTGATAATGCATTTATTGAAATTGCGACCGATGAACTAAAATTACTAATGTTACCCGTTAAATCTGGGATATCATTTTTGTCAGAACCAAGTAAGTATAAAGTTGAACTACCACTTGCGTAGTAAGGAACACCTTTAACTAAACCATTATAGACAGATGAACTGAATATATTTGGTGCGTTGGTGCCCATTAAGAATCTATTAACTGCCTGAACTGAACCACTTTCAGTTGCTGCAAACACAATAGATGAACCATTGGTTGTCGTTAAGTTGGACGAACCTGAGGTTATTATTAATTCACCTTTTTGAAATGATGAGGTTGCTGCCGATAATCGCTCTAACGAACCACGTCTGTTTTTAATGATTTGTGCCATATTTTTTTGGGGTTATTCTCTTTACTTTATGTTAGTATTCCGATATAAATATACATTTTCGTACAAACAATGTAAGAATTTTGATTTAATTCTATATATTTTTATTTTTAATGTCCGATGTAACTATTAAAACTCTCCTGCGTCCAAATTCGAAGATGTAACATACAACTCCGTATCGGTTGCGAATTGTGTATCAACGGTTGTAACCATTGTAGAACCAGATAGGAAATTTGCGTTAAATATATCAATAACTTGTTGAGAACTACTTATAATACCACTTGGAAGGTTTGATGTAACACTTCCTATTTGTATTTGTGTCCAACCATTTGAATTTGCTACATTTGCAGTATCAGTTAATACAAACATTGTAGAATCGTCTTGTTGAAATACAACCAATCCTTTATAAATATTAGCAGCAGATAAAGCATAACGAGCTGACTGATTTGCTAAACTGAATCTAGCATCAACCGGGTCACTATTCGTTATGTTAAAACCACTAGGTAATATAATTGCCATTTCTTATTGTTCTATTATGTTAATATGTATGTTATGCTACTTCCTGCACCACCTGCTTGCAAAGTACCTATCTTATAAACTTTATATTGTCCAACTGTTGTTACTGCAAACGAACCAAATACACCAAAACCACCTGTTGTGATGTTTGTTAAGTTTGATAGAGAACTATTGAATACTATATAATGGTATTTGTCTCCTGTCCAAGTTATTGTTACACTTTGTCCACTTGCAGTTGTTGTACCTTTTGCAATTGTTCCTATTGTTCCACCTAATGTAGTATCCCATGCACTAATATTTTCCAATTCTCCAGCAGTAAATGATGTTGCCGTACTTGCACCATATCTTAAACTTCTAATTTTTGTATAAGTAGTAGTTGCAGTTGATGTTGTTGTTAAGTCAGGAATATTCTCGCCCGATGGAGATGCGTAGTTTGCAGTTGCAGTTATACTAATTGAAGTAGAACCAGTTGCAGAACCTGTTACATAATAAGGGGATGCCACATTTGTTGTCACACTTGTCAAATTCCAATTATTAGATGGATTTGCAGATGATGATGTAAATGTGATACTACCCGTTGCACCTTGTTCTATTTGATTTGAACTATATCCTAACTGAACTGATGGAGTCGAACTCAATGTAGGTGATGCAGGATTAGATTTAGATACTGTTCCCGTTGTAGTAGTTGATGTTTTATATAAAGTATTATCCAATGGAGAACTTGCTGTGTATTCCAATCTATATGTGTGTGAACCTGATGTTGTTGTACTATATGTTAAAGATGTTCCACTACCAACTTGTGTTAATAGAGTTGCACCTTCGTATAAAGATGCACTTACTAATGTATATCCTTGATTATTCCAACTTCCATTAACTGAATATGCGGCCGTTACATTATTAAATCTGTCCGTTGCAAATCCGCTTGTGGATGCAGCTACCGATGTTGGTGCCAATGGTGTTCCAAAAATAAATTTCAATGTTCCGTTTACAAATGTCACTGCAACATCCGTACTATAATCTGCAACCTCTATTCCTGTTAAGTTTTGAACACTATTTGTTACATAACTAATAAATCCACTACTTGCACTCAAAGTTGCCAATGATGCAGATACTGATGAACTCAATGCCGTTAATGATGCCGCACTTCCACTTAAAGTTGATGCTATTGAAGCACTTATAGAAGAAGATATTAAATTTTGTGATGAAGAAATTGAAGAACTTATTATAGATACTTCTAAATCCGTTGCTATAGCTGATAGGGAACTACTAAGTGAGGAACTAACCGTATTAATAATAGTTGATGTCAAACTTGCATTACTTGCACTTAATGATGTTGCAACTGATGAACTAAATGCACTAATGTTACCTGTTAAGTTGATTGCAGTATTGCCATCACTACCTAACAAATATAAAGTTCCACTACCACTATCGTAATAAGGAACTCCATTTACTAAACCACCATAAGTCGATGCTGGAAATACATTTGGTGCCGAACTACCTATTATAAATCTATTCGTAGCTTGAACCGAACCACTTTCAGTTGCAGCAAATAAAATACCTGAACCATTTGAAGATGTAATATTTGACGAACCGGTTACAATTAATATTTCTCCTTTTTGTAAAGAACCTGTAATTGTGGATAACCTTTCTAACCTACCTCTTTTGTGTTGTATTAATTGAGCCATCTATGTATTCGTAATATTGTTTATAAATATGAGTTTTTATTATTAAAACTCACCCTGGTCAATAATAGCAGATGCCGTTTGATAAACCTCCAAGTCTGTTGCGAATATATCTCCCAACGATGCGGTGTAAGAATGGAAAGATGCAGTCGTTACAAATCCTCTTTCGGTTGCCGCAATTGATGCACTTACTGCTGCAACTTCTACATCGGTTGCAAGTATAGATAAAGCACCACTTAATGATGAACTAATAACACTAATAACCGAATTATTTATATCTACTCCTATGTTTGCTGCACTTGTTAATGCAGAACCACTCTCTATTTGTTTTAATCTTATTAAGTTTGCCATATCCTATAAATATCTTTAAAATAATCTTTCTATTGAAATCATATTATTATTGTAACCTGCACCCACTATTAGATTTATTCTCCAAGCAATTGTATTTGCGGTAGACATAAGTAACCAAGTGTCAGTATATCCTCCTAACGTAAAACTATATATCGCATTAAGGTATGTAGGTGTTGTTGTAATTGTTAGTGGTGCATTATCCGGTATTGATGAGCCTCCTGGACCGGCCGTATTATATACACTACTACCATAAACTGAATATGTTCCTGTTACCGTTGATACTTGTAAACTTCTATTTCCTGATGTCGACATTCTTACTTTCAAATTTCCTAATGTAACATCCGTTCCTGCATTTACTAATCCACTTGCTTTCCACATTAACTCACCACCGACTGCTGCAGGTGCTTTACTTAAATCAACATATACACCTCTATTTGTTCCACCATTTTCAAATAATCGCATTTTATCTGCATAAACATCAAATACAACTGCACTACCTGTTAATGTAGTGCTTCCACCTTGTGCATACGCTAAATCTATTTCACCACCCTCATATCCACTACCCGTTCCTATATTTACTCCACCTCTTAATGTTGTTGAACCACTAAATGTATTTGTTCCTGTGAATGAATTGTTTGTATCAGTTATAATTGCTAATGAACCTAATTCCGTTGCGATTAAAAGAGGACCAGATGCTTCACCAAAATCAAAAGTTCCAGCAATATTATCCACAGTTCTCATACTATATGTATAAGTTCCTGCTGGTGGTGTATCTATTACATTTAAACAATACGGAACATTTAGATTTGAACTATTTTCAGCCTGAATGATGTTTCCAATTCCATTTCCATCTCTAAAAATTTGCAATCTACACCAAGCCGTTGTTGTTGGATTTGCATCTCCGGTCACCATAATTTGAACTGGTTTTCCCGTTGTTGTTATACTACCACTTATTATTGATGTTCCAACTGAATTAATTCCTGTTCTTCTATTTCCTAAAACTTGTGTATAATTTATACCACCACTTATTGTGTTTAATGCAAATGATGAATTGACTTGTTCAATAGTTGCTTTTGTTCCAATACCGGCTCTAACCGTTACTGTTCCTGCTGCTTCTACAATACGAACTTTTATTGTTTGATTTGTAGTTGGTGTATAAATTAAAGTCGTAGATGTTGCATTAAATTCATTTGTATTTCTATTGATATGCTCACCTACACCCGCACTTACACCACTTGTATCTAATCTAGTATTTGTTGTTGCATCTACCCAATCGTATATTATATAACCATTTGCTAAATCACTAAAATTTGAAAAACTTAATTCTGCAAATAATTTATATGTTTTATTTGCAGTTAATGTAAATACACCTGTTGATGTGTTAAGAGATATACCATTACTTACATTTGCATAATTAAAGATAATATCATTATTAACACCCATACTTGTTTGGTCGGATGTTATTCTACCCGCGTTAATGTAGTCGGTATTTATAATACCATTTGCATTAATTCTAGAACCATTTAATGTAAGTTCACTAAATGTTCCACTAACTGATGTTATAGAAGATGCTAATGAAGAACTGAATGAAGAAGTGTATGAGTTAAATGAACCCGTTTGTATATATCTACCATCATACGAACTTGTCAATTGTGATGAACCCGAAACTATACTTCTACCTTTTGTTTCATAAGACGATGTTGCCGTATTTAGTGCATTTACTGATGTATTCAAACTTGCAGTTGTTGTATTCAAATTTGTTATTGAAGTAACTAAACTTGCGGTTGAAATACTTGCAGTATATGAATTGAAAGATGATGTAGTTACTAAATTTGCAGATGAAGATATAATTCCTCTACCTGTTGTTTCATAACTACCACTTACAAATCCAAAAGATGTAATTTGTGCAGAACCACTAATAGTTCCGGCCGGTATTGCTGCTGACGAACTTATAAATCCAAATGCAGTTATTTGTGCAGATGAACTTAATAAATTTGAAGGTAATGGTTGAACACTACCACTTAAAGTATATCTTGTATCGTATGATGATGTTAATTGAGATGATGAACTTATTGCTCCACTTAATGATGTCAAAAATGAACCAGTTTCACTTTCAGTAATCCAACTACCACTTACACTTTCAATTGTGTTTAATCTATCCACTAATGATGATGTAGATTGTGATGCCGTAAATGTATTTAAATTTGAAATAGATGTTACCAAACTTGCAGTTGAAATACTTGCAGTAAATGTATTCAAATTACTAATAGAATTTACAATTGATGCCGTAGTTACACTTGCAGTAAAAGTATTTAAATTTGAAATAGATGTGTTTACTGATGATGTAAATGTTTGGTAAGAACCCGTATCAAATCCACCTTGTATACTTACAACACTACCACTAATAACATTAAATGATTGTGATATTGAATTGAAAGATTGTGTTAAACTATTGAATGAATTTATTGTAGTGTATGAACCTGTTACAAATCCTAAATCTGATATTTGTGTTGAAGAACTTATTGTTCCACTTAAACTTGTCAAAAATGAACCCGTTTCACTTTCAGTAATCCAACTACCACTTACATTTTCAATTGCGTTTAATCTACTTACTAATGATGCAGTATTTACATTTGCAACACTACCACTTAAAGTATATCTTGTATCAAATGAACTTGTTAATTGTGAAGAACCACTTATAGTTCCACTTGCAACCGATGCCGTAAATGATTGAGTATAAGAATTGAAAGATGATGTAGATAATTTACCATTTAATGAACTACTTAATGCATTAGTTACTAAATCGGTTGCAAATGTAGTATCTAATGAAGATGTTAAATTATTTATAGAAATTTTATATGTTGTGCTACCTGAAATACCAAGTACAAATGTTGTATCTAATGATGCTACGCTTAATGCAGGTAATTCGGATATTTTTTTTCTTGAATTTGCCATTTATTATATTATTATGTCTAAACCACTTTCGGTTATTATTATTGAGTCATCTTCGGTTGCAACTGGTACATCCACCAATTTTCCCATAACATAAATATCATTTATAGTCACATTATCGTAATCTATGTATTGTTCATTTAAAGTTATTACTACATTATTTCCAACTTCTTCAATTTTATAATTTCCTGGAATATGTAAACCAAATACCAAAACTTCAAAATTATTGGGTGATGCTCCTTCGGTTCCATAATCTAATGTAACATTGTATATTGTTAATGTATTTGTATTATTGTCAAATTCATCAATCATTCTTTGATTATATCTTGCACTATTTTCTAATATCTCTTGATAAAAATCCGATATTTTTGTTTTGTTATTTACTAATTTAATTGGGTTTGGATTGGAACGGGTTTTGGAACTAGTTTTTTGAATACCGGTATTATGTTCTGCGTATTCTGCTTCTGCTATACTTTGTAAATATGCAATATAGGCATCATTATCCAAAGTGTTTCCTTTTATATTTTTAGGAACTGCTCTGTTTATCTTTTTACTATTTGAATTAAATCTATTAAGCATATTGTTCTATATCTCCTTCAATTTGAATATAATCATCCACATCCAATTCGTATTCAAAATTATTTTTTATAAATTTAATTAATAAACCATTTCCACCTTCTTCAATAATATAATCTCTTGCACTTATACTTTGTGTATTAATATAAATTTTTAATCTATCTTGTGTTGTTCTATATTGAATTTCTCTCAGTATATCTACAAATTTCCAACCCGTTGCTTCAAAAATCCAATAAGTAGAATTAGTTAAATCTTTTGGATTTAAATTTGTCTTACCAGGATTTCTACTGATTTTTTGAGTTATATCTAATAAACTTCTTTTCATTATACAATATCAATAAATTTACCCGTAATTGTAATTTCATCTCCACTATTTACTGGAAATCCAGGAGACAATGCCAATGTTAATGTATTGTTTGTATATGATGTTACTGTAAAATGTGTCGTTTGATAATACCTAACACCATTTATATATAACTTAATGTCGTAAGAATTTCCATCATAAGTTAATCCGGAAGTAATTACTCCGGCTAATTGTGCAGGTGCTTGTATTAATTTTATATTTGAAAATGTTGCAGTATTAATTCCACCGGTTACTACTTTACTATTATTTAAAGACAAAAAGTCAATTAAATCTTTATTGTCATAATATGGTGATGGTGTAGTTAACATACCTTCCAATCTACCATTTCCAGTTACATCGGTTTCAGTTGCAACAACTACTCTTTTTGTAGAAATTGATTTTTTAATAGTATTTTCTCCGTCAAATTTTTCTGGAAGTAAATATGCTTTAACATTCAAAGTAAATTCAACTCTATTAATTCTTTCAGTTCCTTCACCAACTTCATTAACTACATTATAGTCAGAAATTGTTGTACTAAATTTAAATTTTTGTTTGTCTCCCCAATATTCGTCCGATGCAAATGTCAATGACTCAATTACTATATTAAGATGTTCAGTATAATTTGTCCAACCCATACATTCATAGTTTATTTCTACATAGTCTGGCATTGTGATATTGTAAATTTCGTATTTAGGTGTGGTTGTTTTTCCTAAAAGAGTAAATCTATCGTATCTATTATCTTTTGAATATTTTGTAACTCCTGAATATGATACATGTCGATTCAACATTGGCATTGACTCATTTTTTGCAACACTTGTTCTTCTCAACATCATTAAAGGTAATTGTAATTTACCATGTGTATCTCTATAAACACCTT